TCACCGTAAATGCAGTCGCGGATTATACTTTTGTTCAATTTGCCACTCAAACGACAAGCAGTTCCGGCAGCCAGACTTATTCCGAAGTTGGTTCAACTGTATTTACGACTCACTATTCAAACATGCTAAATTCAGATAATAATAATTTTGCATCTATTGAGTTTTTTGATTACGCCAACGCGGTTTCAAGAAAATGCATTCAATCAAATTCAGGATATTTAACATCAACAAGCGTAAAACAATCAACGTTAAACTTTGGTCATGCAAATATGAGCGCCGCAATCAGTTCAATAACTATTGCAACTAGCGGCGGTACATTCTCAGGCGGCACTTATGTACTATATGGAGTCAAATAAAATGATAAAAATCGAACATAACGTTCAAACAGGCGAAATTAAAGAGATCGAATTAACAGCAAAAGAGCTTAGAGAAAAAGCAGATTTAGAAGCTGCAATACAGGCAAAAGAAGCAGAAGAAGCAGCCAGAGCAGCTGCAAAAGACGCACTTCTTGCTCGTTTAGGCATGACCGCCGAAGAAGCTGCGTTGCTACTTTCATGACTTATCCAGTAGGTACAGCGGCACTAGCTCTTGAGATTGCAAAAGCCGAAATTGGAACAATCGAAGAAGGCGACAATCTAACGAAATACGGTGCATTTACAAAAGCAAACGGTCTGCCTTGGTGCGGATCATTCTGCAATTGGGTGCTGGCACAAGCTGGAGTCAAGGTTCATTCAGTAGTTTCAACAGCCGTCGGAGCGCATAAATTCAAGGAGATTTCACGGTGGCATGAGATACCGGCAATCGGTGATTTTGCATTTATGGATTTTCCACACGACGGAGTCGATCGGATCTCCCACATTGGAATTGTCGCTGGTATCGATGGGAAGTCGATAGTTACCATCGAAGGCAATACATCCGGCAGCGGCGATCAGCGCAACGGTGGAATGGTAATGGTTAAGCGCCGGACTATTGGCAAGGAAGTGGTCGGCTTCGGTCGTCCAAAGTATGTGCCATACAAAGGCGACTATCCAATCATCGAAGCCGAAACGCCGAAGAAATCCATTCTAAAGAAGGAGAAGAAGAAATGACAGAAATCAAAGCTCTCGCAGCTTCATGGGCGCGTTCATTCTTAGCAGCTGGAATTGCTGTGTACATGGCTGGAGTACAGGATCCAAAAGCAATTGCAGGAGCGGGACTCGCTGCGATTCTGCCGGTGGTGCTGCGTTACCTAAATCCCAACGACGCATCTTTCGGGTTAAAGGGGAAGTGACTCGGAAGCTACTTCAGGCAGCTCTAGCTTTAGGTATTTTGCTAGGGCTGTCTGGGTGTAGTTATCAGGGTTGGACACGCTATGAATGTCAGCTCTTCGAAAATTGGAATGAGCCTCAATGCAATCCGCCACAATGTAAGATTCAGGGAATCTGTACTTCGGACATACTTGGAGAAAACTTCGATGAGCAGCAAGCCGACCAGACGACTCACAAATGAACAGCTCAAAGCAAGACTCATCGTCTTCATCGGTGTCTGTCTTGCAATGGTGTTCGCACTCTCAGTCTTGGGAATGCTTTACGCTCTCATATTCGTCACGCAGCCCATCGGGGCTCAAGCTCCAAATGACAAAGCTTTCATTGACATCCTCACGACGCTCACAGTCTTCCTCACAGGAGCTCTCGGATCTGTCCTTGCATCAAACGGACTGAAGGACAAGTCGACGGAGAAGCCAGCCGACACGCCCAAAGACACGCGGGATTCTTGACGATGTCACCGATCTGCTTCACTCTGTACGCAGGGAGCGAAGTTCAGTAGCTCTCTGGATCGGGAGCAATTATGTACGCACTACAGGAAGTCGCCGCTTGGATGTTATTTGGAGTCTTGACAGGTTTCATGTCTGGATATGCGATCGGACGAAGAGAAGGCAAAAGAGAAGGCTTTATTCGCGGCAAGGTCGCAGCTCGTAGAAATGTGGAGATCCGATAATGGGATTCCTTGACAATTATGAGACAGTAAATCAAAAGGTAATTCGGCTTCATGCCACCTATCCGACAAATCGCATCGAGACATCGATCATTGATTGGAATCCAGAAAAAGGATTTATTCTTATCGAATGCCGGATCTATCGTAATTATGAAGATGAGAAACCAGCTGCAATCGATTACGCGCATGGAATGGTGGGAGCTTACAACCCGCAAATGAAGCGCTGGTACATCGAGGACACAGTCTCCAGCGCGATAGGTCGCTGCGCTTCGGTGGTACTGGGTACAGAGACGAAGCCTAGCCTGGAAAATATGCAGCAAGTCGAAACGATGCCAAAAGCGTTTATCGAAGAGGATCTCTGGTCGAAACCATTTGGTGAAGATGGATTTGCCACAGCTCAATCAGCGATCAATGAGATTCAGACGAAGCTAGGCGGTGAGCTAATACCGGAAGCGCCGATCTGCGCTCACGGACATATGATTTTAAAAGAAGGCATTTCGCCTAAGACATCAAAGCCTTATCGCGGACATGTCTGCACCGAAAAGGTCAAGGCAAATCAATGCAGCCCAATTTGGTACGAAGTAACACCTAGCGGCGGATGGAAGGCTCAATCCAATGGCTGAAATGGAAATGATTAACATCAACACCGGAGAAAAGACGACATTCCAAATCGATGGCACAGTCATCAAAGAGCAATCCGAAATTAAAATCAACTGGTGCGACAAATGCGAGAAGTGGAAACCGCTTGACTTCGGTCGCTACGAAGGAGCTCAAGGATTGACCATGCTCTGGGTATGCATGGAGTGTAAATGAAGCTCAAGATCACGCATGAGGATGAATGGACAGCTGCGAAAGTAGCGATTGAACGCGTCGAAGAGATCGAAGGCAAACCAGATCACGTCTCACGTTACAACAAGAGCTTGTCATTCCACGATTACATTTGCGAGATAGCCGAATCAGTCGGAGCTGAAATTGCAGTCGCTAAATACTTCGGGATCAGGGACTTCAATCCCAGAGCTTCACGATTCAAACGGACAGCCGATGTCGGATCTATCATCGAAGTCAAGTGGACAAAATACGACTCGGGATCTCTCATAATCTACGACAGCGATCGCAATACAGATATCGCAATTCTGGTCACGGGTAAGAGCCCGAATTATGTACTTAAAGGCTGGATACCGGTCACAATCGCTAAGAATCAAAAATGGAGACGACGCGATCAACCTACTTACTGGGTCGAGCAATACAATCTTCATCCAATCGAGAATTTGAGAAGGAGCAGTCATGGAGAAGCTACGCTTCCAATGTCGGGTTGAAAAGAAAGTCACAGATCATTCAGTAATGAAAGACGAATTCCCGCTGGGTGACGATGTAGCTCTAGTCCAATGCCTAAGCTGTGGCGTTATGGGCGTTAATCAATTGGCAGATGCTAAGTAATGGCGCAGTATGACTATCGCTGCGAAGTATGCAGCAAGGTACAGACAATCAAGCGATCGATGGAAGACAACTTCGACCGGAACCCTTACTGCGAGGCTTGCATGATTCCAATGACTCGAATCTGGACGGCTAACCCGATCCATTTCAAGGGTAAGGGATGGGGCGGATCAAAGTGAGCCCTGTGGATAACCTGTGGACGACACGCAGGAATCGCGCTCAACTTATCCACATATTTGCGATGTATTTGACTAAGCCTGTACGCTCCATACTCGCTGGCGAGCCGCTGTGGCGGATAGCTCGCGGGCGATGTCTGGTGCTATTGGGTGTGCTATGTATCGTTAGCACGACACCAGCGGAAGCAAATTCAAATATAGATCACTATAAGCTCTACACACATTCAAGAGTCATCAACTATGAGCAATTCATTTGCTTATCTAAGATCATTTACAAAGAATCCAGATGGAATCCTCAAGCTGTAAATGGCAGTCATTACGGCTTAGGGCAAATGCGTTCAAAGCATTACCGGAATCTAGATCCTTATCGCCAGATCGATGCCACTATCAAATACATCAAAGGTCGGTATGGTTCAATGTGTAAGGCGTGGGAGTTCCATAAGAAGAAGGGTTATTACTAATGACTCTACATTCACAGCGTAAGTCCAACTCAACTCAATGGAAGAAGCTACGTCTTGTCATACTCTCAAGGGATGGTCGAGAGTGTTATTGGTGCGGTATGGATGCAACAACAGTCGATCACATCATTCCAGTAGCCAAAGGCGGATCAGATGATCCCGAGAATCTGGTCGCAGCTTGTCGAAGATGCAACTTTTCGAAGCAAGATAAGATGCCAGATGAGTTCATGTTGAAGAAGGCGGGTCTTTTTTCAAAGGGTGATTCCAC